CATTGAGGCGCCCACCGCGCGGTGGGCGCAGCTGCTGAACGAGTTCCGCGCGCACACGCCTGCGCAGCAGGTCAGTACCTCCGTACCTCAGACGTCCGCCCCCGCGGCGGCAGCACCACCCACCCTGTCCGAGCTCGTTCGCTCGGCTCTCACGAAGGAGGCCTGATGGCCCCCACGCCTACCAAGGCGGACGAGCTCGCTGACGTCGTCGGCGAGCACGGACTTGACGACACCGCCCAGGCTGCAATCAAGGCCTACGTCCAGTCGCAGATCGACAGCGGCATCCAGGACCAGATCAAGGAAGGCGTTCAGGCTGGCCTGGCCGACTTCTACCGCACCCAGGAGGCCATCGACGGCGCCCGCCCGAACGTGGGCGCCCGCACCGTCGAGAAGGTCCCCGGCGCCGGGTACAACCCCAAGGCGGTCGGCGCCCAGCTCGACGGCAAGTTCGAGGGCGTCACCGACCTGCTCGCCGCGCTGCGCGGGGAGCGACTCGGGAACCGCGCCGACGCCCAGCGGCTCGGCGAGATCCGCGCCGCGTTCTCCTCCACCACCCCCTCCGAGGGCGGCTTTCTCGTGCCCGAGGAGTTCCGCGCTGAGCTGCTGTCCATCGGCCTGGAGAACGCCGTCGTCCGCACCAACGGCGCCCGGGTGATCCCGATGGCGCAGCCGCGGATCAGCTTCCCCACGATCGACTCCACGTCGAACGCGTCCACCGTGTACGGCGGCCTGCTCGGCTACTGGACCGAGGAGGGCGGCACCCTCACCGCCAGCTCGGCCCGGTTCGGGCGCGTCTCCCTGGACGCGAACAAGCTGACCATGTACACGGAGATCCCGAACGAGCTGCTTGCCGACTCGGCGATCAGCGTGTCCGCGCTGGTCGACCGCATGTTCCCCGAGGGCATGAGCTACTTCGAGGATGTCGCGTTCATCTCCGGCTCCGGGGTGGGGCAGCCGCTCGGCTTCCTGAACGCGGACTGCGCGATCTCGGTGGCGAAGGAGACCAGCCAGGCCGCGGACACGATCCTGTGGGCAAACCTGGTCAAGATGTACTCGCGGATGCTCCCGACCTCGCTCGGCCGCGCCGTGTGGATCATCAACCAGGATGCGTTCCCGACGCTGGCGCAGATGACCATCCCGGTCAAGAACGTGGCCGGCACGGAGAACGTGGGCGGCGCGCCGGTCCTCGTTACCGCGACTGATGGTCAGGGCCGCCCGAACTTCACCATCCTCGGCCGCCCTGTGGTCTTCACGGAGAAGGTGCCCACCGTCGGCGACCAGGGCGACATCAACTTCGTCGACCTGACGTACTACCTGATCGGTGACCGGCAGCAGATGACCGCGATGACGTCGGACCACTTCAAGTTCAACACCGACACCACCGCCTACCGGCTGATCACCCGCCTGGACGGGCGCCCGTGGCTCCAGACCGCGATGACCCCCCGCACCGGCGCCAACACCCTGTCGCCGTTCGTCAAGCTCGACGCGCGCGCCTGAGCCTGAGACTAAAGGAGCAAGATCATGCCTAGTGGTAAGGCTGGCGCGCTCGGGTCGCGGTATGACCTGGCCCTCGGGTTCGCCCCCGTCGATCTCAACACGTCCGATGGTGCAACCGGCCTCCGGGTGCACCTCAAGAACTACGAGTCGGTCACGTTCGTGGTCATCAAGGCCGCGGGCACCGCGGGCGAGGACCCGACGTTCGATGTGGTGCAGCACACCGCCAGCACGGGCGGCACCACATCGGATCTCGACGTGGTCACCAAGTACTACGTCAAGTCCGAGGCCACCCTGGACAACGACGAGATCTGGTCCAAGGTGTCACAGTCGGCCGCGTCCGAGGTCGTCGACCCAGGCGGGGCGGGCACGTCGGCGGAGTCGCAGCAGCTCGTGGTCATCGAGGTGCACGCGGACCAGCTCTCCGACGGCTACGAGTGGGTGTCACTCAACGCCGCGGTGACGGCGGCTGCGGCGCAGCTCTGCTCCGCGCTGTACATCCTGAACGCGCCGTCGTACCAGCGCGCTCCGGAGCTGATCCCGCAGCCGCTCGCCTGATCCAACCGACCGCGAGGCGGGGAGCCGCGCTCCCCCTCAGGCGCGCTGGCCCCCGCAGCCATACGGCGCGCACGCCGGCTCCCCGCCTCGCACCCCCTGTCCTGGAGGTTCGCTCGTGCTGTGGCTCTGTCTCGACTGCGCCACTCGATACGCGGTCGGGTGCGTGTGGTGTCCGCAGTGCGCGAGCCCCCGCTACGAAGAGGACGGCGACATGCCGAAGATCCATAACGGTCGGCCGCCGACTGACGCGGCTGACATCCCCGACGTCGTCGTGCCCAAGGAGCTGCGCGAGGACTACCGCGAGCCCCTGGAGGAGGCCCGCCGCCCGTCCCCGCGCAAGCGCAACACCCGCGCGCGCGCAGGCGCCGCCCGCGGCACCGGAGCGTCGTCGTGAACATCCCCGTGCTCCAGCCTCTCGGGCAGCACTGGGAGTGCATCCTCAGTCTGACGCTCCGACCAGGGAGATGAGACGTAGCCATGGCTGACCGGATCGTCAACCGCGACCCGAGCCTTTCCGCGCTCACCATCCGACAGGACATCGCCGCGGGCGCCGACTCGAACAGTCATGCAGTCGTCATACGCCAAAAGGCGCAGGGCGGAACGGGCGGCGCGATCCTGGCCGACTCCGAGAACTCGGGCGTTGCCGCAGCCATTGTCAGGGGCACAGGGGACTTGCTGGAGTTGCGCGACGCAGACGACAACGCCGTCCTGACGGTCGACCAGACGGGGGCGATGACGGGGCCGAACGGGCAGCTATCGCTATGGGCACCATCGGTGTTCGATCCGCTGCGCGCCTCCCTCGACGCGGGCGAATCCGCCGTCATGTCCGTGCTCGGCGACTCCACCGGCAACGCCACCAACGAGTGGGTGTACCTGTTCGCCGACTGGCTGGCCGACCGCTATCCCGGCCACACCGTCCGGCACCGACTGTGGAACATCGGCACGCTCAAGTGGGACACCCCGACCCAGCTCCAGACCGGCGCGGGCGCCGTCCGCTCGGTCGAGTTCGACGGCACCACGAACGCCTGCGTGTCGATCCGGGACAGTGCCATCACTTCGATCACCGGGGATCTCGATGTGCGGGTGCACGCCGCCGCCGACGACTGGACGACCGGCGTGCTGGCCGCGAAGTTCCACAACGTCCCCGACCGGTCGTGGCGGCTCTACGTGTCCGGCTCGAACATCAACTTCGATTGGACCACCGACGGCTCCACCCTCCAGACTGCCGCCTCGGCGAGCCTGTCCGGGCTGGTCACCAACGGCGTCCCGATCTGGTTGCGGGTCACCCTCGACGTGGACAACGGCTCCAGCCAGCACGCGATCGCGTTCTACCGCTCCACCGACGGCGCCACCTGGACCCAGATCGGCAGCACTACAACCCGCTCCGGTACGACGTCGATCGCCGACACCACCGCCGCGCTGACCCTCGGGGCGCGTTCCCTCGGTGCGGCCGAGCGCTTCAACGGGAAGATCTACGAGGCCGAGATCCGGTCCGGGATCGACGGCACGCTCGTGGCGCCGACCCTGCCCGAGCTATGGGAGGCCCAGCCCAGCACCTATAACGGTGTGCTCAGCGGGGCGCCCGTGCTCGACGTCTGGAATGGCTCCGGCTCCGGCTACGGCATCGCGGACCTCAACAGCAACGCCGCGGCCATGTACCCGGCGCTCGGCCAGGTCGCCACGGTGATCTCCTGTTCGCACAACGACACCGGCCGCGCTGACGCCGTCTACTGGAATGACGTAGGGACTCTGGTCGCGCACGTCCGCGATCGCACCCCGCAGACCGGGCTGGCGTTCACCGCGCAAAACCCCCGCCTGTCCCCGGCGCTGTTCGTCGAGTACCACGCCAAGCGGGCTGGGATGATCCGCGGCTACGCCCAACGCCAGGGCGCCTCCGTGCTCGACGTGTACGGGGCGTTCGTCCGCTCGGCCAGCGCACTGGCCGTCCTCGTCGACGCCGACGGCGTGCATCCCACCGTCGCCGGGTCGCAGGTCTGGCGCGACGTGGTCACCGCCGCATTCCAGGGCAAAGCGCTCTGATGCGCCCGTAATGCATGCACTACGCCCCTACTACAGCCAGAGGAGATGAGAAGGTGAGCGACCAGGGACGAAGAGCAGTCCTCCTACAGCTCCCCGAGCAGCGCTGGGAGTGCCTGTCCTGCGACCTGATGCAGGTCACGCGCGAGGCGCGCCCGCACGCGCGTATGCACCCCTGCGCGGGCTTGGCCGGGCTCACCGTGCCGATGGTGCCCGCCGGCACCCGCGGCGAGAACCGCATGGTCGAGCGCGAGGACTACATCGGCGCCGAGCTCGTGCAGCTGGCACCCGGCACCGGCCGCCCGGTCATGTCCGTTTCCACCGTTCGCGACGACGGCGAGGACGCGACCGTCTACGCGCCCACCGCAAGCATGAGAGGGGCAGCCTGACATGGCCTGGTCCGCAAGCAAGATATTCATGGCGACCATTGAGGACATCCTGGAGAACACGACCGGGGTCGACCTCAACAGCGACACCTTCAAGGCCGCGCTGTACGACAACGACATCACCCCTGATCAGACCGTGGCCTCGGCGAACACCGCCTACAACGCCGGTCAGTGGACCGCGAGCGGCAACGAGGTCTCGAACGGCGGCTGGGCCGCGGGCGGCGTCGCGCTCTCCACGGTCACCTCGGCGTTCTCCTCGAACGTCTACACCTTCGATGCGGCCGACACGGCGAACGGCACCGCGGCCACCTTGTCGAACGTCTACGGCTGCCTCGTCTACGACGACACGATCGCCGCACCCGTCGCCGACCAGGGTCTGAGCTACCACTACTTCGGCGGCGCCCAATCGGTCACCTCGGGCACGTTCACGATCGTGTGGAACGCCTCCGGCATCCTCAGCCTGACGCTCTGATGACCGGCGCGGGTGGCTGGCGCAGCCTGCTGGAGATCCTCGCGTCCGCACGCGACGAGGCACGCCAGCCCCACCCCGAGGACGACGAGTGCCCGCGCTGCGGCACTCGGTACAAGGTCGGCGCCGACAACGTCCTGTATTGCCCCTTCGATGGGTACCGGCCAGGAGGCCAGCAACCATGAGCGAGACAGGAGAACGGCTGGTGGCGGATGCCCTCGGCGAGGTCAGAACCGAGCTGGCCACGGTCAGAACCGAGCTGGCGACCGTGCGCACCACGCTCGAACTCCTCGTCGCACACATGAACCCCCAGCTCGCCGACCACGAGCAGCGCGTTCGGACGCTGGAGCAGAACAACACCGAGCTGCGCACCCAGTTCCGGGTCTGGCTCGCGCTGGCCAGCGCGGTCTCCACTGGTGGCGGCGGCGGCATCGGCGTGCTGCTGTCCCACCTCACCGGCGGTGCCTGACCCGGCTCTGGTTGGTCAGTACATACTGAGCTACGCTTGTCAGTACAACCGCATACCGCCCTAGTCACGCCTCCCCGAATGCACGGAGCGCTCCCCCAATGGGCAAGCCCTGGTACGCGTCCCTAGAGGACGTGAAATCGGCCATGGACATGGCCGAGACCGCACGCGCTGACGCGCTGGTCGCACGGCAGATCGACGCCGCGTCCAGGTCCATCGAAGCGCTCTGTCACCGGGTCTTCTACCCCGAGATCCGTACCGCCATGTTCGGCTGGCCCAACGACCAGATGGGGCGCAGCTGGCGCCTGTGGCTGGACCGCAACGACCTCATCTCCGTCACCACGCTGACCTCCGGCGGCGAGACGATCGCCAGCACGGACTACTTCCTGGAGCCGCAGAGCTCCGGCCCCCCGTACACGCGCCTTGAGCTGGACCTGTCCTCCTCGGCGACGTACGGCGGCGGCGCCACCCACCAGCGCGACATCAGCATCACCGGCCTGTTCGGCTACCGCGACGACAGCACCCCGGCCGGCGCCCTCGCCGAGGCGCTCGACGCGTCCGAGACCAGCGTGGACGTCAGCGACTCCTCGGCTGTGAAGACCGGGCACCTGATCAAGGTCGACAGCGAGCGGATGCAGGTCACCGCCCGCGCCATGCTCACCACCGGGCAGACCATCAACGGCGCCCTGACCGCCAGCAAGAGCGACGTGTCCGTCCTCGCCGACGACGGCACCACGCTCTACGTCGGCGAAAACATCCTGATCGACTCCGAGCGGATGCTGGTCGTCGACATCGCAGGCAACACGCTCACCGTGCGCCGCGCCTGGGACGGCTCCACGCTGGCCGCCCACAGCTCCGGCGCCACCGTCTACGCGCCGCGGCGGCTCACCGTCGTGCGCGGCGTGCTCGGCACCACCGCCGCCACCCACGCCGACGCCGCCGCCCTCACCCGCTGGGTGCCGCCGCCGATGGTCGAACAGCTGTGCATCGACGAGGCCATCTGGCGGCTCCAGAACACCCTGTCCGGGATGGCCCGCACGGTCGGCGAGGGGGAAGGTGCGCGGCTGGTCAACGCCCGCACTATCACCTCTGCCCGCGAGGACGTGTACCGCGCGCACGGGCGCGTCCGTAAGGGTGTGATCTGAGTGGCGCGCGTAGAGGTCGACGTCAGTGGGCCGCTGTTCGACGGCCGCGCCGCCGCTGCCGTCGCGGCGTTCGCCGAGGACGCGAAGCGCGAGGTGCAGCAGCAGGTCTACGCCGAGGTGATGACCAACCTCAATCGGTCGATCAAGCATCCGACGCCGTACTACGAAACCCAGATCGCGATGTCCCAGGGCGCGGGCGATTACACCGTCCACGACCGCGGCGTGATCTACGGGCCGTGGCTGGAGGGCACCTCGGAGCGCAACCGCACCACTCGATTCAAGGGCTACGCCAGCTTCCGGCGCGCCGCGCAGTCGATCCAGGGCAAGGTGCCGCAGCTGGTCCAGGCCGCGCTGGCCCGCGCGATCCAGCGCCTCGGGGGTGGCACCCCGTGACGCTGGACCTCGCCCAGATCTCCGACGCCATCCAGTCGCACGCCCTCACCTCCGGGCACGTCGAGCGAGCCACCGGGCACGAACCCAAGAACGCCCCCGGCAACGGGCTGTCCGTCGCGGTGTGGGTGCAGAACGTGAAGCCGGTGGCCGAGCGTGCCGGCCTCGCGGCCACCTCGGTGCGCGTGGAGCTGCACGTCCGGCTGCTCATGCCGATGCTGCACGAGCCGCAGGACGAGATCGACCCGACGCTGATCGGCGCCGCGGACGCCCTGATGCGCGCCTACTCCGGTGACTTCACCCTCGGCGACACCGTCGCCAACATCGACCTGCTCGGCGCGCACGGCACCCCGATGCAGGGCGAGGCCGGCTATCTCAACCAGGACGGCAAGATCTTCCGCGCCTTCGTGATCACGCTCCCCGTCATCGTCAACGATCTGTGGTCGCAGGAGGCCTGATCCATGGCAAAGCAATCAGGGCTCGGTGACCGGCTGTTCGTCGCCGGCTACAACCTGTCCGGCGACATCACCGCGATCGGCAACGTCGGCGGCGGACCAGCTGCACTCGACTGCACGGGCATCGACAAGAGCGCGTTCGAGCGCATCGGCGGCATCCGGGACGGCCGGCTGGAGGCCAGCTCCTGGTTCAACCCAGCCGCGAACATGGGCCACGACCGGCTCTCCCTGCTGCCCACGACGGACCAGATCGTCACCTACTGCCGCGGCGCCGCGGTCGGCTCCCCGGCCGCCAGCGTCGTCGGCAAGCA